GAAGCCACCTGCTCAAGCCCATCTGCATATACCCGCAGCACCTGAATACAGAATCTATCAGCCCAGTCGCTAGATCCATAAGCAGGATCAGCACCGATAACATAATAAGCAGTGTCCACAGGTTCTTCCCAAACCTTGAGCGTGGCAAGACGCTCAGTGGATTTAAGCACTTCCGTATCTTGAAAGTTAACTCCAAAAGAATATCTATAGGACTCATAGGGTACTTTCTTTAGTTTTTTCATGGCATCGGTACATCTTGCATTGGAGAAGAACGATGTGCCAGTCATCACAAAAGCGTAGTCCTCAGTAGGCGGAAACTCCTGATACATGAGAGAGTCATCCTTAATACCTTCTAGCATCTTCCAGCGCCACCAGGCAATCTGACGGGAATTGATTTCAACACCGTAGAGCTTTTTGATGTCACGCACCCATTCTTTTTCTTCACCTGTGAGCTTGCCATCCCAATAGACTTTGTAAGTCTGACCTTCAGGATCTAGGGAATACAGTTCATTACGCCACCAGCCACAAAAGATAGCCCGTTGTGTGCGAGCCTTCTTAGCAGTGGTGTACATATCGTGAAACATATTAAAGCCACGAGCTGTGGACTCAAAGGTGTACAGACGATCAGGATTGGTTTCCGCTAAAGACGCTAGCAAGGAAGCTAATCCTTCTTCATCTCCCCAGCTTGAGGTTTCCGTTCCATGAAGGTATGTAATAGCCTTACCACGACCCAGACTTCCTTTCGCTCTAAGCCCAGCGACTTGATAAAAGATACGGCTGCGGTTTTTGAGGGAAAGCTGATTTCGGTTGTGAGCAAGGATCGGGATTTTGAACTCTTTGGGCAAACCATCCATATACATGGCAAGGGTTGTTCGGAACATATCCCTATTTTCTTCCGTATCTGTTGTGAGTGTGCCTTGAAGCCCTGGGTGCATGAAGTGCCAGTAGAGGTCAAGTGCGAGGGAGATAGTCGTGATTCCAAGTTGCCTTCCTTTCAAGATAACAAAAAAGTGGATGTCCTCCTCCAATCCCTTTGCAATTTCATTCATCACATAGGTTTGACTACCAAGAAGGTTATCCATCTTGCGTAAGCCTTGCTCTTTAGTTTCAATCTTGAGCTGCTTACAAAAGTAGTAAAAATGCTGGAGGTTAAATTTACTCATTGGTTAGCCAAGGTAATTTGTTGTTGTATTTCTCAAGCATGGTCTTATTTCCTTGTTCAAAGAAGTCACGACCTACTGAGTATTCGTTACCACCAAGCCTAAAACAAAAAGTGTTTTGTCCTGACCAAGCAAAGTTGGGATATACCTGAGTAGCTGCTGCGTAGAACTTACGGTCACCACCCCAGCCTGGCTGAGAAAGAATAATGGCTAAAGTCTTTAGGCACTCTGTTTTCATGCCCCACATACACCAATCCACAAAGCTATGACCTGGCGCTTGCCAGCAGTCGTGAAGGCTTCCAAGGGCTTCGCAGTTATCTTCACAGATAAATCGCCCTTCCTTCTCGTACACAGAGCGTAGGCAATAGACCCAATCATAATCTTCTTCCATTTTGGTCATAATGGACTCTACATGATTAGGCTTGTACCAATCGTCATCGTTGCAAAAGAAAGTCACATCTTCATTTACAAGAAAAGCACTTGCAGCATAAAGCCTTCTGCCTTCTACATCTTTGCCCCCGACCTTACCATCCCAATAGCAGATCTTTAATTCTGGGTATAGCCTTCTTAGTTCTGCGTATTGATTAAAGCCTTCATCGCAAACAATGTAATGCACCACTGGATAAGTCTGGGCTTTTACACTAGCAATGCAGTTTGCTAACTCCCAGTGGCGCTTCCCGTTGGTAACTGTGACTACGGCTGCGGTTTTCAATTGTGTTTACCTAGTTTTTTGATTTCAAAGTTCGGTAAATCCCAATACGCCACCTTAAGCCTAGCGGTGTGATTCCTGGCTAGGTCAATCAAGGCGGTATAGGTCATGGGGCTAAACCGTTCCTTCCATTCTTTTGCTAATGCGATCTTTTGCTTCTTGGTTTTGCAAGACAAGGCTCTCATCATTTCTGTCTTGAACATCTGGCGTTCTTGACAGAGCCGTTCCCAATCAGTGGACGCAATCACCATCTTCAGGCTCTAGCAATTTCTTTAAGTGCAAGATCTCCGCTTCAGCCATCATGAGCAGTTCAGAGGACTTGGCATGAACCCGCATCAACTCATGGAAGATGTCATCTTTAGTCATAGCCCATATTCTGGTCATGTATTCCTTCTTAGCAATGTCACCAGCCTTCTCAATGTACTGCTGGACTGATATTGCGTCTTTTATTCCGTTCTCCATACTCTTATTCCTTCTCCGTCTTTTCTAGCAATAAACTTCCGATTCAATTGTTTGCCTGTTCTGTAGTTTGCATTACAGACAATTTGCAGCTTCCCCGCTGGTACAAAGAATGATTCACCGATCTCCATAATCCTATATGGGTACACATTGCGCTTTTTCTCAGGGGGTATGGGAATATTTTTTTCTACTTCAATAGTCATGCTATTCTCCTTATAACTTAACTCATCATACACTACCATGATACACACATACAACGAATATCATCTAGGCGATAACCTTATTCATCTGAACTATTTGCGTAAAGTTTGTGAGCAAGATAGTGACATGGACTTTGTTCACCATTGCCATCCGCAGTATCACAGCCAGCTACAACCCTTATGTGAGGGGGTTAGCATCCTCTTAGCAGATCTATCCATCCCACCAGGCTCTATTAACGCTTGGATTGGCAGGGATAACTACTTTCACAACCATCCTCTTAGACGGCAGTGGGCGCAATTTCACATGGAATGGTTCGATCACCTATCAGACCTGTTAGAAGTTTCCTCGCCTATTGATTGCAAGGAAGATCTCTTGTTCGAGTATCCTGCTCTAAGAGAGCAGTCTAGGTATGAGTTTGACCTCCTAGTCATTAACGCTCCCCCACAGTCAGGGCAATTACCAGACTTTAATGCGGATTTCTTTAAAAAACGGGTCATGGAATTAACAAATGAGGGGTTAAAAGTCATTACTACCCATCCTACAGGCATCGTTCCTAGCACTCTTGAGAGCCATTACACGGTCACTGACATCGGTGTGCTTAGCAAAGGCGTGCAGTTAATCGAGGGTGTGGATACTGGTCCAATGTGGACTACCCACAATATCTTCAATCAAGACAAGGTGTTATCACGCCTGATCTACACCAACGCCTCTGATTCATTCGATCTGTCAAAGAATGTCATCGTTAAGCAAAGTCTAAAAAACTAGAATTTTTTTTGGGGTGGAATGGGAGAGGGGTACGCTCTCCATCAAGTCCAGTCCCATTCACTTGGGCGGATTCAGTCAACGATCTAGCAACAATCAACGGGTAACCATTACCAGTTACGCCTATAGATACTATATAAGGCATTGAGCTAGTGATGACAGGGATACCCTTTAGGAATTATGTAAAACAACAGAGGGCGGAGAGTTGATTACCTTTCCCCACTTCATTCTTACCTACTTCCCATATATGTAACTATCTACTAACTTACATAATTACTATATAAATATAGAAACTATAGAAGTCTATGACTTATAGAAAATAGACTATAGACCTATAGATTATAGAAGATAGACTATGCACCTGGATCATAGCATAAGACTATTGACAATTAAACAACAATTAAAAAATACAATCAAAATACTTGTTGACAGTAATCATTCTATGCTTATAATCATATCTATGCAGTAAAGCATTACACTTAAAACCTAACTACTAAGAGGATATACCATGCAAAATACTACAAGCCGTATCAGCGTATATGACAGCGTTACTAATAAGATCATCTCTCAACTTGAGAGCGGGATAGCACCTTGGATCAAACCTTGGAAATCTGGTCAAGCTGGCGGAGCTGATCGCAATATCGTATCTAAAAAAGAGTATTCAGGCGTTAACCGCTTGATCTTAGGGATGAGCGGTTATTCATCACCTATTTGGGGATCATTCAAACAATGGCAGGATCAGGGCGCTACAGTTAAAAAGGGAGAGCATGGCACTCAAATAGTTTTCTATTCTCAAGTAACTAAAAAAGAGATTAAGCCTAACGATCCTAACCCTGAAAATGGCACTTATGCCATGCTAAAGGCTTACTATGTTTTCAATATAGATCAGGTAGAGGGTATTGAGATTGAGCAGCCAGCTCCAGTGATCACTGAATTTAATCCAGTGCCAGCGCTTGAAGATCGGATCATTAAGACTGGAGCGAATATTAAGCATGGCGGAGGTAGGGCATTTTATCGCCCTGGTACTGACAGCATTACCTTACCTGAGAAATCTACATTCTTGAGTGAGGCACATTACTATGCCACTGTATTGCATGAGTTAACTCACTGGTCAGGTGCTGAGCATCGTTTAGATCGCACTAAAGGAAAGCGCTTTGCTGATACCGCTTATGCCTTTGAGGAATTAGTAGCGGAAATGGGTGCAGCATTTTTGTGCGCTGATTATCAAATTGAGGGTGAGCTGCAGCATGCTGATTACATCGGTAATTGGCTTACTTGCTTAAAAGCTGATAACAAAGCAATTTTTAACGCTGCAGCATTAGCTCAAAAGGCTGCCACTTATATCAATGAATTAGACGCAATAACGAATCAAGCTGCAGCCTAGTGCAATCTTATAGATCCTTGTTTATCAGGGATCTATAGGGTTTGCATTGCAAGCCATAACCTAACTATTGGAGCAATATTATGAAGCTAGAGGGAATGTACTTATCTGTAGCAAAAGAAGGATTAACCTTGATTTATCAGGGTTTGCCATTGTGCAATTACAAAACGAGGATGGATGAGATCTATTTAGTTTTAAAAATGTATAAGCAAGAGTTACCAGAGGTTTGCTGGAACGGTGATAGGGGTGAGTGGGTGACTACAAGCACAATTGAGGAGCTAATAGCATGAGAAAGCATACTACTAAACAATCTAAAAACCCTGGTAATAAGTGTTTAATAAGCACTGATAAGGGTAGATTTTATCTACACTTGCCATTTTCTATTGGTAGATCATTTTCAATCGGGAATGTAACCTTTACTAATAACGGTACTTATTACAGTGCAGATAGATCTATCCCTGATTCATGGCT